GTACTGACGACATCGTAAAGGATGCTACTTGTGATTTCACTCCAACCTCTACCTTGACCCTCTCTGAGCGTGTTTTGACTGTTGAGGAATTCCAGGTGAACTTGCAGCTTTGCCGTAAGGACTTTTTGTCTACTTGGCAGGGTGCTCAGATGGGCTATTCCGTTTACGATTCTCTTCCCGCTGATTTCAGCGAGTTTTTGATTGCTCACGTTGCTTCTAAAGTTGCTCAGCGTATCGAAACGAACATTTGGCAGGGTGTTAATGCTACTGCTGGTCAATTCGATGGCTTCCAAACTTTGTTGGCTGCTGACGGAGACGTTGTAGACGTAACTGGTACTACCGTTACTGCTGCTAACGTTATTGACGAATTGGGCAAGGTTGTAGACGCTATCCCTTCTGCTCTTTACGGCAAGGAAGATTTGACTCTCTACGTTCCACAAAACGTTGCTAAGGCTTACGTTCGTGCCTTGGGTGGCTTCGGTGCTTCCGGTTTGGGTGCTAATGGTGTAGAGAACAAGGGTACTATGTGGTACGGCTCTGAGCCTTTGTACTTCGATGGCATCCGCGTTGCTATGGTCAACGGATTGGCTTCTAACAAAATGGTTGCTGCTCAATCTTCAAACTTGTTCTTCGGTTCAGGCTTGGCTTCTGATCGCAACGAGGTGAAAGTTTTGGATATGCAGAACCTTGACGGATCTGACAACATCCGCGTTGTAATGCGCTTTACTGCTGGTGTTCAGCACGGCATTGGTGCAGACATCGTTTACTACGCCTAATTAATTTAATTGATTAACCTCAAGGGGGTGAGGGTTCTGCCCCGCCCCCTTTTTTATTTTAAAACACTATGGCTTGTACTTTAACCGCAGGACGTGCAATCCCTTGTAAGGACGTAGTTGGTGGCATCAAAGCTGCTTACTTCGTTAACTACGGGGATTTAGGCACACTTACCTTGACAGATGATGAGGTAACCGATATGACTGGCACTTTCAGTGCTTACAAATACGAATTGAAGGGAGCATCCAACTTGGAGCAATCATTCAATTCAAGCCGTGAAAACGGAACAACTTTCTTTGAGCAAACCTTGACTTTGCAGTTCACGAAACTCTCAAAGGAGGACAACAAGGAATTGAAGTTGATGGCCTATGGCCGTCCTCACGTTGTAGTCCAGGATTACAATGACAATTGCTTTTTGATGGGCGCATATCACGGAGCAGAAGTTACTGGTGGCAGCATTGTTACTGGTACTGCTATGGGAGATTTGTCCGGATATACCTTAACTTTGACTGCTCAGGAAATTCTTCCCGCAAACTTCATTGCGAGTCCTACTGCTGCTGATCCTTTTGATGGAATGGCATCTGCTACGGCTACGATTGTTGAGGGAACGAACTCCTAACATTTCTTTCATTTGGTGGGGAGAGGGGGCATTAGCCCCCTTTCTTTTTGGAATAAACTTTAGATATGCGGTTATTTAATTGAGATGCATATACTACAAGAATCCGAATCATCCCAAAACATCGTAATTATTCCAAGGTCATTCCCTGGAAGCGTTACGTTGGAATTGATTGATGAATCCACCAACACTACTGCTACGCCTTCGGTTAGCGTTTCCTCTGCGAATGGTTTTATGACGATTTCCGGGGTTTTCTCGGTGAAGAATGGTAGATACTATGGCTTGAAGGTTTTTGATGGCTCTACGCTCATTTATCGGGATAGGGTTTTTATTACTGCACAAACTATCTTTGACAAGTACACGGTCAACCAGGGCGTGTATATTGAAGATGATTCTTACGACAATGAATTTGTGATCATATGAGCAACATCCATATTGTAAACCTATCGAGTTACACAACCCCGGAGATCAAAGAGTACAACAACCGAGATTGGGTAGCCTATGGAGAGGACAACGACTACTTTCAATTTCTGATTGATCGGTACAATGGCTCTCCCACCAACAATGCTATCATCAACGGCATCAGCGAACTGATCTACGGAAAGGGGTTAGATGCTACGGATTCCTCCAGGAAGCCCGAGCAGTATGCTCAGATGAAAGCCCTTTTCAAAAAGGAATGCCTTCGGAAGATAACGTCCGACTTTAAGATGATGGGGCAATGCGCTCTCCAGGTGATCTATTCGAATGATCATCAAATGATCACGGAGGTATACCATATGCCTATTGAATCACTCCGAGCAGAGAAATGCAATGACGATGGAGACGTTGAAGGTTATTACTATGCGAAATCCTGGGAGGATGTAAACGCAAACAAAGAAACCCCTACTCGCATCCCCGCTTTTGGTTTCTCGAATGAGGGAATCGAGATCCTATATATCAAACCTTACCGAGCAGGATTCTACTACTATTCTCCGGTTGATTACCAGGGAGGATTGCAATACTGCGAATTAGAGGAAGAGGTAGCCAACTACCATTTGAACAACATCAAGAACGGGATGAGTCCTTCGATGCTGATCAACTTTAATAACGGAGTACCAACGGAAGAGGAACGATACATCATTGAGAACAAGGTGGCGGAAAAATTCTCCGGGTCATCCAATGCGGGTAAATTCATCCTTGCATTCAATGACAATAAAGAATTAGCTGCTACGATTGAGCCGGTCCAACTGAATGATGCCTCTCAGCAATATCAGTTCCTTGCGGATGAGGCAATGCGGAAGATTATGGTATCACACCGCGTTACCTCCCCAATGCTTTTGGGCATTAAAGACCAAAGCGGATTGGGAAACAATGCGGATGAATTGATGACCGCTTCGCAGTTATTTGACAATATCGTAATCCGTCCGATGCAGGAAACTATCTTGGATGGATTGGACAAGATCCTTGCTTATAACGATATCTCTTTGAACCTATACTTTAAGACCCTCCAGCCTATCGAGTTCACCGACACGAAGGTTATGGATAGCGCAACAATCGAAGAGGAAACAGGCGTAAAAATGTCTGCGGTCAATCTTGAAGACCCTTGTTGGGAAGGCTATGAGCAGATAGGATGGAAGGACAAGGATGGAAATCGTGTACCTAATTGCGTACCTATCGAAGCATCAAAAATTCCGGAATTTTCCAAGGAAGAGGAATCTGCTTGGATTGAAGAATTGCGGGGAAAGGGTGAGGTCATTGATTTAAACGAATGGGAACTCATCTCGGATGAGGTAGTCAATGACCCAGATAACGAGGATTCCCACCTCTCCAAGCAATACAATTTTGGCGTTGAGGATTACTCCGATGCCGGAGGCGATAGCAAGTACGATAGCGGTCTTTACAAGGTTCGCTATGCGTATACTCGAAATATCAGTGCTAACTCCAGGAATTTCTGCAAGGAAATGGTTTCAGCAGCTAAGGACGGAATTGTATTCCGAAAGGAGGACATTGATATGATGAGTTTTTCCGGAGTGAATGGACAATTTGCTCCAAGCGGACGTAGTGTTTATTCCATATGGAAGTGGAAAGGTGGCGTTTATTGCCATCACGCCTGGAGGCGTTTAGTTTATTTCCGAAAGCGGAAATCAGATGGAACGTTCCTACCGGAAGCAGGACTCGACAACGATAAAGTCGTAAGCGTAGAATCTGCAATCAAGGCGGGAGTTCCTGGAAAGAAATTAGTTCCTACGGCCTGGGATGAAGCACAAACCCGACCAATTGACACACCAAGTAGAGGCTCATTGAAGAATAAATAATGGCAACAGCACTATTCATAACACGGCAGGATATCGTCCGCAACACGGCTCTTGGGGGTAATGTAGATACGGACAAGTTTATCCAATTTATTAAGATCGCCCAGGAAATCCACATTCAGAATTACCTCGGAACGAAGCTATATGACAAGATTTCTGCGGATATCATTGCTGGTACTTTATCCGAGGATTACCTATCCCTGGTAAACACCTACGTTCAACCTATGCTCATCCACTTTGCGATGATGGAATATATGCCCTTTGCAGCGTATACAATCGCCAATGGGGGAGTGTATAAACATCAGAGCGAGAATTCTGCTTCGGTGGACAAGACGGAGGTTGACTTTTTGATTGAGAAGGAGCGCAAGATCGCAGAATTCTACGTTCGCAGGTTTGTGGACTATATGACTTTCCATCAAAGTGATTTCCCGGAATACAATCAAAATACAAACGAGGATATTTATCCGGATCACGACGTACAATATTCCGGTTGGGTTTTATGAAGCAGGATCCTAAGAAAACATATCAGCCAAAGAGCAGTAATATGCTCAAGCTAAAAAGTTATTTAATTAAGAAAGGCAACGATGGCAAACGCAATTAATTGGGGAGAGGTATACTGCTCCACCTATTTCGGAGACGAGGACTACAACACCCGCACTTTAGGGGGTGATGGGGTTCCCGCTTGTTTTGACAATGCGTTTACCTATGCGGAGGCTTTTGC